CAGAACATTTAGAAGATAGGTAAAAAAAGTTAAAAAAAGTTAAAAAAAGCCTTGACTTTTACAAATATTCTTCGTAAGATCAAGTAACAAATAGAGAGAGTAAATAAATGTTATCAATAAAAAACGAAATTAGGAAATTAGATAGTCTTTCAGATTTGAATGAGTTATCAGCATTCATTAGTGATTGTAAGACTATGTTGGGTAAATCATCATTAAGTGTTGGTTCTAATGTCTTTGTGGTTCAGAAAACCAAAAGGACTCCAGGAGTTATCACTAAGATGAATATCAAGAAAGCTATAGTTGATATGAATGGTATGTTATATAATGTTCCATTTTCTATGTTGGAATTAGCGTAAAAAAAGTCAAAAAAGTACTTGACTTTTACAAAATTTATTCGTAAGATCAATAGTAATGAGAGAGAAAAAAATGACTAATTTATGAATGTTACCCTGTTTGAAGTTCACCAACTTGGAGTGGTAAAAACGAACTAAGGAGTAGAATCTACCAAGACACCACAGAAAAATCCTCCTGTGGTGGATAAGATAGAGGTAGTGAGTTAAAGTTCTCATTGACAAAAACTCTAAGAATTTAAGTAGTGGTGATATAAGAGTTGGGTTCGAATCCCAAACACTAAATAATCGTGGTTTCGTCCTTTCTACGATAATTTGAAAGGGTGGTGGTTTTGTCGGACTTTCTACCTATTTGAAAACCGACAAAGTTTTTTGGGGAATAGATAGTTAGACTATACCGCTGGACTCGTTGAGGACTCTGGATTCCCCAATTTTTTAGCTATAAAAAATAGTGTTTGGAAAATTTAAGTAATATATATAATTGTATAAAGATTTGGAAAGTATCCTACAGATTGAAGCGATGAGATGGGTGTTATTGTATTCCCTAACTTTCCAATTGATTTAAGGTGGTGAGGTTTTTTTACATATACCCGATAATTTTTATTATCATGAAACTCACCACTTTTTTTTAAAAAAAGCGAAAAAAAAAGACGTTTTGAGAATTTTAGATTATACTTATAGTATTCCATTAAAATGATGGAAAAAAAATTAAATTTTGTGGGTCGGAGTTGTAAGATTACCAATACAGAGAAGAAAGGACGGATATTAGAAGCCGTCCAAATGGTTGACCGAATTCCAGTATAAAAAAAGTTGGAGTGGTTTTTCTTGTTTCCATTTGACAAAAAGAACAATACCTCTTATGACATGATTTACCTACAAAAAATATTAAAAATTTCGGGTCGGAGTTAGTGGATTATCATTATACCAGACAATAAAAACTCCATTAGCAATAATTTATCCGAATAATATTAAAAATTAAAAAATTAAAAAGGAGACTTATTAAATGAGCTATCAAACATATACAACATACAATACAAAAGTTACACCACAATCAGAACCAATTCCAGGTTCTAATCAAGTTCCAAATTCCGCAGGTGGACATTCTTTTGAAGTTGATATATGGACTCGTTTAAATAGATTTCTTATTTTAGGAACTGAAGGTGGAACATATTATATTCGCCAAAAAGAATTAACGAAAAAGAACGCCAAGTCAATAAAAAAATGTATCTTGGAAGATGGAAAACGAGTAGTAGATACCGTTCTCAATATTTCAGATTCAGGTCGAGCAGTTAAAAACGATCCAGCACTATTTGTTCTTGCAATGTGTGCAGGACTTGGTGATGATTTTACTCGTAAATATGCCTTAACCAATCTACCAAAAATAGCAAGGATTGGAACTCACTTGTTTCATTTTGCTGGTTATGTAGAACAATTTAGAGGTTGGGGACGTGGATTACGAAAAGCTATAGCAAATTGGTATCTATTAAAAGAAACTGATAAGTTAGCATATCAATCTGTTAAATATCAACAGAGAGATGGATGGTCACATAAGGACCTGTTGAGATTATCTCATCCACATACAAAAGATGCTAACAAAGATTTATTATTTGAGTGGGTTACTAAAGGATTCAATTCTTCAAAAGAAGATGAATATAAAGATTCACTCAGTATAATTTGGGCCTTCGAGAAGGTCAAGTCAGTCCAAACAGATGTGGAAGCTGCTAAGTTAGTGGAAGAATACAAACTCCCACTTGAAGCAGTTCCTTCTAACCTAAAGACGCCTAAAGTTCTTGAAACGGCATTACCACATTTGGGATTGACAGCTATTATCAGGAACTTGGGTAACTATACCAAACACGGAATTCTCACTCCCCAAAGTGACGCTCTCAATTTTGTTACTTCGAGAATATCCGATAAGGGGCAGTTGAAGAAGGCCCGTATTCATCCGTTAAGTGTTTTACAAGCAATGGAAACTTACAAAACTGGTCATGGACTTAAAGGTTCTGGTCAATGGGATGTAAATCCACAAATAGTAGATGCACTTGACGAAGCATTTTACTTATCTTTCGATAACATAATACCAACAGGTAAACGAGTGATGTTAGCACTCGATGTATCTTCATCCATGACTTGGGAAGGTTGTGGTGGGATGCCATCAGTAACACCACGAGTTGGTTCAGCCGCAATGGCAATGGTTACGATGAGAACTGAAAACTATGGTGATTATCTTGTAACAGGTTTTACAAATGGTTTAGAGGTTCTTGACCTTTCACCAAAAATGAGATTAGATGATGTATGTAATAAAGTGGATAATCTTAATTTTGGAGCAACTGATTGTTCATTACCAATGCAATATGCACTTGAAAATAATCTTGAGTTTGACGCATTTGTAGTTTATACAGATAGTGAAACTTGGGCAGGTAATATTCATCCAGTAGAAGCTCTTCATGAATACAGAAAGAAAACTGGAATTCCTGCAAAACTAATTGTAGTGGGAATGGAAGCAAATGATTTTACAATAGCAGACCCAGATGACGCTGGTATGTTAGATGTAGTAGGTTTTGATACGACAACACCTTCTGTGATGTCTGATTTTATCAGAGAAAATTTATAGCAAAAAATTTGTGTTGTTTTTAAAATGACACGATACTTATTATTGTCAAAGGTTTTACCAATGACAATTAACGAATAACAAATAAAAATAATAATAAGGAGATAACAAATGGATATTGAAGCAGTACGAAAGCGATTAAGTCAGTTACAAACTTCGAGCACTCGAACCACAAATCTGTGGAAACCGCAACCAGGAAAAACTCAAATCCGAATTTTACCATACAAACTAAACCAAGATACGCCGTTTATCGAGCTATTCTTTCATTATGATTTAGGTGGAAAGTCTTATCTTTCACCAATCTCATTTGGTCGTCCAGACCCGATTGAAGAATTTGCCGAAAAACTTAAATCTTCAGGAAATCGTGAAGATTGGAGACTTGGAAAGAAACTTGAAGCAAAACTTAGAACTTTTGCTCCAGTTGTAGTTCGTGGTGAAGAAAATCAAGGTGCTAAGTTTTGGGGTTTTGGTAAAACAGTATATCAAGAACTATTATCAATCATAGCCGACCCTGATTATGGTGATATTAGTGATCCAATCAATGGACGAGATGTAGTGGTAGAGTTTAAAACAGCAGAAGAAACTGGAGCATCGTTTCCAAAAACTTCTATTCGTGTTAAACCGAATCAAACACCAATCATAGAGGATAAAGCAGTTCTAACTACTTTACTTGATGATCAAAAAGATATACGAGAAGTATATAACGAGTTAAGTTATGATGAATTAGCAGAAGCTCTAAGTGATTGGTTAAACCCAAGTGAAGATGGAGAAAAAGCAGAATCCAAAGAAGATTCAGTTCCAGCATCAACAATAGCAAGTGCAGTAAATACCACTTCTGATGTTAATGATGCATTTGACGACCTGTTTAATAAGTAAATAAAGGAGACATAATATGTCCGTATCAGCAAAAGACGAACTTGCACAAGTTCTTGCCGATAATCTTAATAAACAGTTCAAGGATACGAAAGTAGCTTATTTTTTAGATGGTTCTAATGCCACACCTACTGATGTAAAGGAATTTATATCTACTGGTTCATCTGTATTAGACTTAGCAATTTCCAACCGACCTAATGGTGGAGTTGCAGTTGGTCGTATTACAGAAATAAATGGATTAGAAAGTAGTGGTAAATCTCTAATAGGAACTCACATTCTTTCAGAAACTCAGAAAAAAGGTGGACTTGCAGTTTACATTGATACTGAAACTTCTGTTAGTAGAGAATGGTTAGAAACTATTGGTGTTAATGTTCAAGACTTGTTATATCTTCATGTCGAAACCGTAGAAGATATATTTCAATGTATTGAAAACATTGTTACCAAGATTAGAGAATCAGATAGAGATAGGTTAGTTACGATTCTTGTAGATTCACTTGCAGGAGCATCTACCAAAGTAGAAATGGAAGCCGACTTTGAGAAAGACGGATGGGCAACGAGTAAAGCAATTATCGTTTCTAAAGCGATGAGAAAGATTACTCAAATGGTTGGTCGTGAGAGAATAGCTCTCATATTTACCAATCAACTCAGACAGAAACTCGGAGTAATGTTCGGTGATCCTTGGACTACTTCTGGTGGAAAAGCATTACCATTTCACTCATCAACTCGTATTCGTTTGAAGAATATGGGGCAGATTAAAGATACAGGAAAAAATGTTCTTGGTATGAAGTGTAGGGCACAGATTATTAAAAATCGTTTGGGTCCACCACTTCGTCATGCCGACTTTAACTTATACTTCGATAGTGGTATTGATGATAAGGGGAGTTGGTTACAAGTCTTGAAAGACCACAAGTTGGTTAAATCAGCAGGAGCTTGGTATACCTTGAATTATAAGAAGGAAGATATCAAATTTCAATCTAAGGACTTTGAAAAGAAATTAGAAGAAGTTGATGGACTTCAAGACCACTTGTATGACCAAATTTGTGAAGCATCTATATTAAAATACCAATCAGCAGATTTAGGTATTGATGATGTAGTATATACAGATGAAGTAGTCGGTGATGAGTAATGGAAAATACCTTTCTATTCTCGATGAGATAAAGAAACACGGCGGCGATGTAGATTCAACAAATCCCAATGAAAAAGTACTGATAATAGATGGCTTAAATACCTTTATTAGAGTATTTTCAGTTATACCAACTACTAATGATGATGGAATTCACATTGGTGGAATAGTTGGTTTTCTTAAATCAGTTGGTTACGCCATAAAGATGTTGGCTCCTACCAGAACCATTATAGTATTTGATGGGAAAGGTGGGAGTAGTCGTCGCCGTAAAATTTATCCAGAATACAAGGCAAAACGAACAACAAAAATCCGACTCAATCGTGTAAACGATTTTGAGAACCTTGATGATGAGCGTCATTCTATGATGATGCAACTATCTCGTTGCGTTGAATACTTAGAATGTCTGCCAGTATCTATCCTTTCCATAGATAGTGTCGAGGCGGATGATGTTATTGCCTATGCTGCAAAACAACTCTTACCGAAAAGTAAGGTTACAATCATGAGTACCGATAAGGATTTTTTGCAGTTAGTAAGTGATAGAATATCTGTGTGGTCGCCTACCAAAAAGAAGTTATACAATCCCGAAATGATTACAGAAGAATATGGTGTAACACCCAACAATCTTTTGATGTGTAGAATCTTTGACGGCGACCAATCAGATAATATAAAGGGAGTATTAGGAATCGGAACTAAAACTCTTTTAAAGAATTTTCCTTCTATGAAAGATGGTTCTTATTATAGTGTTGAGGATATAATAAAAACTGCAGTAGCAAAACAAGATACTGAAAGTGGTAATTTTTATAAAACTATTTTAGAACAAAAAGATACAATGTTTATGAATCGTAGATTGATGCAATTACAAGATGTAGATATAAGTGGTTCAGCAAAACTCAAAACAAACAATATCGTAAATGGTAAAATACAAGAATTAGTAAAAATGAAGTTCCAAAAAATGTTCATAGAGGATAGAATGTTTGGAGCATTACCTAACATGGATAGTTGGTTAATGACAGTTTGGACGAAACTAAATAGATTTGCAAAGATAAACAATGGGTAGAAAAAAGAAATATTATACAGAAGATGAAAAGAGGGAAGCCCAACGAAAGTGGCAAATGGATCACTATGAGCGAAATAAGGCCAAGATTCTCAAGAAGGCCAAAGAACGATATAGACTAAAAAAGATAGAAGATAGAAGAAAGGAAAAAAGGAGAAAAATGTATGGAGAACAGTAGAATAATCAATGGTGATTGTTTAGAAGAACTAAAAAAACTTGAAGATAATTCTATAGATTTACTTTGCACAGATCCACCATACGGATATGGATTTATGGGGAAACATTGGGATAAGTTTGAAGAAAAACAATCTACCAAATCCCAATCAGTAGGTTGGATGAGTCCTGGTATGAAGAAATCCACTTATGGTATGAGAGAATTTTTTATTCCTATATGGAAAGAAGCATTAAGAGTATTGAAACCAGGAGCATTTTCATTCGTAATGAGTGCACCAAGAAGTGATGTTCAGATGGTTATGTTACAGACATTAGCAGAGGCAGGATTTGATGTGAGTTTCACACCAATCTATTGGACTTACGCTACAGGTTTTCCAAAGGCTATGAATATTGGTAAGAAAACCGAAAAGGAAAATCTTGAAGGAAGTTACGCTGGATACCAACCAAAACCCGCCGTGGAAGTCGTGATAGTGGCAATGAAACCATTAGACCAAAAAGGATACTTAGACCAAGCACTTGATAATGGTAAAGGTGTAACTTGGTTGGATGATTGTAGAATACCATTTGCTGGAATGGATGACCAAGAACAATTTGATAAAGACAATGTAGCAGGACATCAAAAATTTATAGAAAAACGAGATGACGAAATGTATGGTGGTGGTTGGGATAAACCAGCACGAAAAACCACCAAGAGAAAACCAAGAGAAGAAAATACGGTATTCAAGACAAGTGGATTTAAGAGTGAGAATAATGATACAGCAGAAGCATCACCATTCGGTAGATTTGCAGCAAACCTGTTGGTAAGTGATGATGTGTTAAATGTT